GGATCATTGCATGGGCGAGATCTCGCCCATTCGAAGCGGAAAAATGAAATGGCTCCCGAAGACTGGCTCACAGTTTTCATATTTGTTTTCAGCTGGTACGCCGTCTACAAATTATGCGGCGATTGACGATGCATGGAGTGATAAAGATGAAACTGATACTATCGATATTGGCGGCGCTGCTTTTGGTGGCGCCAGGAATCGCTATGAATGAGAATGATAGCGCCTACCTGGAAGGCATCCAGGATGGCTACGCCCTGGGCTTCCTGGCGGTGAGCGGCCAATCCAATCCGGCCTATGAGGCCGCCTACAACGAGGGCGTGGCGATCCTGAATAGCTGGATGGACTCAGTAGGCTACCAGGGCCAGCGATGGGGCGAGCTGCAACATGTATCGCCCTACGAGTTGCCCGCCGTATTCGATCTCAGCATACCGATCGAGGGGCTGAAGAAATGAGGTTAATTCTCATCCTTTTTGTGAGCCTCTTGGCTGCCGTTTCTCTGGCTTCAGCATACACGCCAGAGCAGCAGAACATGATCGACGGCACGCAGCTATCCTGGAAGATGGCCACGGCCTACGCCACCCAGGATGTCGCCGCCTTCAATGCACTGGCCGATCAATGGAATGCCTGGGTGCAGACCAACTTCGGCCAGGATCCGAGCATGATCATGGCAAAGCTGGCCGGGCCGGTGGACCTGCAGAAGCCGTACCTCCGGGCCAACAACACCACCCAAGGCGGCATGGTGCATGCCATCGATGGGTCGAACAAGGCAGGCGGGCCGAAGTACATGACCAACGATGGCAATCTACTGCCGGAATCGGCACGCGATGACCAAATGGGGTTCACCGTCGTAGAGGGGAAAAAGGTCTACACCAATCCCGAAAAAGTGGATTATCTGGGGGGGATCTGAATGGACGCGAACGATGCGATCCCAGTCGCAATCATCAATGGCCGGGCACTCCAGATCATGTGGTGGAGCGGGCCGGACATCCCGGGTGGGTGGGTGCCGCTCGATGGCAGGACCATCGATGGCGTGACTTTGCCTGACCGCCGCACCAGATTTCTCAGCGGCACCGGGGAGAATGTGGCCGAATGCCCGAAGCAAGTATTCTATCAGCTAATCGAGATTGTCAGACTGCATGATCTGGTAGTCGATGGTGAATTGAAAATTGCCGGCATATTTCCGGCAGTGAGCGGGGTCTAGTCCCTGCCCATGCTCGTTTTTGCGACATCTAAGAGCAGCCTGATCCTATCAGCTCGCATTCCCGCGAGCCGGTAGGCCCGCTGCGCTGCCGCCATTTTCGGCTGAAGATCTTGCAGCTTCTTTTTGATTTGATCGGCCTTCCTGCTGCCGTCTTTGAATTCGGCCAAGTCCGCCGCGAGTTCCTGTTGCTTGTCTTCGATTTTCGCCAGTTCCTGAAAAGCATTCTCTAGGTTGTCGAAGGCTTCATTTACGTCATTTTCTGTGATCATTTGTTTAGCTCCCTCAAATTCTGATTTCTGGGTTTGAAGCCCAATAACATATTAGCAAGTTGAACCAATGCCACCTATTGTTATTGGTTTTAATGTGACATGATACGCATAATGGCACAAAGGCCCATTCTTTGCCGTTGCAAATTGAATTGCGATTATAGTCTATATGATGGACACTAAGTCGTCGTCCGTTTTCTGGTATTCCGCAAAGAAAACATTCTCGGTCGAACTTGTTCCTTACATACTCTCTAAATTCGTTATTAAATTTAGAGCAATATTCGGGAGAGTGGCCGCCCCTCCAATGCCAATTCTTTTCGCCGCGTTCTGCATCTCCGATATGTTTTCGATGCTCTTCTGAAAACGGTTTTCTATTCAATCCGGTTCGCGTGGCGGCACTTTTTCTAGAGGCTTCCGCGCAAGGCCCACGATGCTCCTTCGATCGCTGTTCGAAATCGCATCTTCTAGAGCAAAAATGCAGTTTGTTTTTTTCCAGTTTATACGGTTTTATATGGAAATCTTTTCCACAATTGTCGCATTTGGTAAAAACCAATTTCTCGGAAAACTGTTGCAATCCACGACAAGACTTTGAACAAAATCGCGCGCCCCCTCGATTGACATGACTTGGCGCGGTCGTTCTCCATTGTTCTACTTGAAAAGTCTTTCCGCATTGCTCACAAATTCGGTCTACCCATATCGGCATTCAAATACACCTCTTGTAGTGTTCTTGGATTATCTTATGAGGCAGGCCGTCCAAGAAAACGGCTTTTCGGGAGCTACCCTATCCTCATTATCGATATGCTTCGATGCTATTTAAGCGTATCGACCTAATATATAAAAATGTATTTATGCCGTCTTTTGAATGTAACAAAGTGCTATGCAGAAGGGCAGCGACGCCACCGCGTCCCCGGTGAAGCTCGTTCCCTCTGCGCCGCTATGGGTGTGGGTGTCGCCGCTGCCCGCGCTGGATGTGGTGCCTGATGTGGTGTCGTGTGTACCCAACGCGGTATATGGATTGGGTGTTGATGTGTTTGGATAGCTGCCCGCTGTTGGTATCAGGTCATCGAACGGGTGGCGGTGGCTCGCCATCTCGGCTTCGGTGATCGCATGCCCGGAAACTGTTATTGTCCCGGCTGCTGCGAATGTGGCTGAGCCGCCGGTATCTCCTACGGAATAGGCTGAGCCTGTCCCCGCCCCGACTGGTATCTTCCCCCGCAGATCTATTGTGCCCCCGCTGCCGTCGCACAACGCCCACCCAGCCGGAATGGAGGCAGTGCTGCCGTACCAGAGGATGACCAGCCCGGTAGCGACTCCGAGACCTGCGAAGCTGGCCGCGTGGAGGTTCCCGGTGCTCTTGTAGAGGAGATCCGCGTCTGCACCACTGCCAGAGCCATCATTCCCGCTGTACCAGTAGGCAGCTTGCATTTCTGCCCGAGTCTGGTAGAGATCATCATGGTTGTGGGCGGATAGATAGCTTGAGACTTCGGTATAGATGGTCTCGAAGTTGTCCATGATGGTGGTTGTGACAGTATCCGCCGCTGCCCATCCATCTGCATGATTTTTCGTGTAAGCCATCTTCCCACCTACGCATACTTCATGATATAATAGAGGCTGTACCAAGTTGGCCGGGGATCTATCGCCATAATACTTGCAGTAGATCCTGTATGTCCATGCGCGTCATCACCCGACGTCTGTTGATCTATTGTCGTGGTGGCGCTGGCTATCGTATTGTAGGAAGTGCCCGCAATCTCTGTAGATCTGTAGTTGTTTTTCAGAGCATACTCTTCGGAAAAGGTATGCGTGTGCACCGGCAGCTCCGTTGTCGTAAGAGCATGGTCCCCGATCGTTACGCTGCCCGTTGGCGTGATCGTCCCATTCCATGTGGCCGGGCCCGCAGTGGCATTGACGGCATAAGCTCCACCTGCACCGATCACAAAGCGGTCTCGGAGGTCTGGCGATGCCTTGCCGCCGTAGGTGCCACCATCGCAAATATGCCAGCCAGCAGGGACATTCGCATCCGTGCCGGAATGGATCATGATCGCGCCGAACGGCATGGCTGATGCCAAGAGATCAGATACATGCTGTCCATCTATTTTGTCTGCATCAAATCCGATATAATATGAAGTGCTGAAGAAAGTGGTATCGGCAAGCGTCTTGGTATAGTACCGGGTGTCGTGGTTGTGGGCATCAATGTCAATTTTTGCCAGTGTCCATTGAGTTTCGATATGATTCCAAGCCGCGCCCGAAAGCTCATCCGTTGCCGCCCATGCTGAATGGAATTTCGTGTATGCGATAGTGTCACCTCCTAACTTTTTTGAATTAAACAAAGCGCATAGAACGGTGGCCGCTTCTCCTGGTTGCTGGTGCCTGCCCAGGAAGACCCCGTATGGCCGTGAGCGTCACCCGATCCAGTATAGCCCGTATTCTTGCTTGATGTAGTATTTCCGATGGTCAGCGACATAGCAGCGCCCGCGCCGCCCAATGACGAGAGGCCCGACGCATAATTATCGGTGACCGTCCCATGCGTGTGCTTCGCGACTTGCGTCGCCGTCAGCCCGTGCCCGGCTATCGTCACCGTTCCCGCTGTGGTGACAGTGTTTGCCCCGCCAGTTTCTGCTTTCGTGTAGTGGCTTCCGGCCCCAGGGACAAACCGATTTCGGAGGTCCGGCGTCCCGTTCAATCCATTGCAAAGCACAAAACCAGCCGGGATACTTGCCTCGGAACCTGACCACCAGCAGATGTTCCCTGACGGCGTGCCGCCTGCTATGATCTCCTCAGCGGTGTAGCCATCCAGGGTGGCGGCGATACTTCCGTTAGTTTTTACGCCTTTGGGAAAATATCGAGCGGCTGCCTGGGCGTCGGTGTAGTAGCTACTGCTATGGGTTATGGCATCGATGTAGCTGACTGCCTGGCCGTACATCCCTTCCAGATTGTCAAGTGCTGATAATTTTTGCACAGTTGACATTGACGTTTCCAGCCAGACGGTCTTTGTGTATGCCATTTCTACCCCCAAATATAATCTCTGTGATCTAGTTGCAGCGCCTCAAGATAGGTCTTCAGCTTCGAGAATTCTTGCCTGTCGATCTCTACCCCACTGCCTGCCACCAGAGACGCAGAGTCCCCGCCCACCCAGGCCACATGAGTCCACTGCACCCCGTTCGCCTCAGGCCCGGAGATGTAGGTCACGGTCGAAAGCAATCCCTCTGTATCATCGTTCTGCAGAGTGATGGCCTTTCGGAAGCCCTCTCCTGCTGCCGAAATAAGCACCAGATGAGTAACCCGCTGGTCGGGAGCGAAGCACGGCCACAGATCGGACGACACCGCCAGGCCTGCGCCTATCGGTGCTTCTGTCCAGATGTTTGGCCTCTCTGACTCTATCCATTCCTTTATGAAGACAGTGAGCCCTCGGACTGCTTCGCCATCTCCTAGATTTTCACGGATTTTTGAGACAGATTGGAACGACGTAAGAAAAAATTTCTCCCACGACTCTTGGACCGGGCCTTGCACTCCTTCTACTGTGTAGTAGACGAGATCGTTACTCTCTGAAATATCCAGCGATGTTAGGAGAAAATCCCCCTCATCGAGGCAAGCCTGCATCACGCCAGCTGCCAGCCCTTCCCGGCGCGTCTTGTAGCGGATCTTCTTCCCAGCTACGGCATACTCGCTGAGCATCGCATTGGCGTACTCATCAGCCGCATCTCCGCTTGATAGTGATTCGTCTGTGAGGATGTTCTCAACTATGCCGGTGCCCATTCCCTCTCGCGTCTTGTTCGCCAGGATTTCAGTATCATCCTCTTGCATCGAGAGCTTTTTGAACAGCCCATAGTAAGCGATCTCGATTACCTGCCCAGCAGGAACCTTGACGCCTGCCGAATCCTGCGTGAAGGTCTCGCTGCCATTCGTGTAGTACCAATTATAACCGCTATCAAGACCCTTGATACCGACCGTTTGGGCGGCTCCGTTAACTGTCAATGTTGATATTCGATTGATTGGATAGCCACAGGTGAAGCTGCTTTGCGTGCCGTCTCCCAAAAACTGTTCGGTCTGAAGCTCTGTTTCTGCATAGGCCCCCATGACATACTGTCTATTCCTGTACTTCGGGTTCCCGTCTTCCAGCTCCAGAGAGTCCCGCTCGATATCGGAATTCTCAAGGCTCCAATCCGCAGCGTATTTGGTCCGGCTACAGAAGTACAGTCTCTTATTTTCGTCAATGTACCAGATGAAGCCGGACTTTTCCGCGAGGGCATCCATAGCAGCAGATGCATAGACGTAGTTGAGAGCGATTTCCTCCAGCTCCGGGCCGGGCTCGATGTAGCCCTCTGTGATTCCCTCTTCGGCTAGGTAGGTATCGAGGATGTACCGGACTGCCACATCAGTAGCCGTTGCCGTGGCTGCATAGACTACGAGCCTTTTTTGGGCGAGATAATGCCAATCGGTGCAGGAGATCGAGTGCCAGACCAGAGAGGACAGCCCCCCGAGCGGTGTCCTCTTGGCGGTGTCCACCACGCCGCCAAATATCATCATCCCATCGATCTCCCGAATCAACACCTGCATGCCCTTCGCGAAGGCCCAGGCCCCGGCAGCGTCTTTCGCTGTCAGGTCCGCCGTGCTCGCTTCCTCGATGGCGTGATGAATGCCGAGGCTGCCACGCTTCCAGTGATGGACGATCCCTGCCCATACCTCATCGAGCAGGACGGCATCATTCTCCAGAAGAACGGCATCATTTTCGAGCAGAGTCGAGGTATAGAGATCAGTGGTGCCGATGGTGATTATCATACGGCCTCAATTCTTTTCTATTTCGGCGGCTAGAGCATCAATTCTTTTAGACAGTTTTTCTATTTTCAAATCTCTTTCGGCTATGGCAGCATCGTAATTGACCGCCAGCTGCTGGATTGCCACAGTCAGCACCGAAACCATATCTCCTAGGCTTCGGCCCGGCCACCATTCACCCCTTTCATCCTGATAGGGATTGACCGCGAAATCTGGCAGGGTGGCATGATCGATCTCGCCTTTCTCGGTGGCCTTGATTTTTCGGATAGCAGCGAGCGCATCCCCTGTGAATTGAGGTGTCCGATCGGTGAATGTGAGCGCGCTCACGTTGTTGTGCGCATATATATCATAGCATTTAATTTTTCCAGTTGTGGCCGCGTTCGGTAGCTCCAGCCCGCATACCGGGGCCGTGATCCCACCCATTCCGATATATCCGGTATCTGCCAGGATCGACATGCGTTCGATCATGTCCGTTATCAGATATGTATTATGAGCTTGCGTGAAGAATCCTAGCCGTGGATTCTGGTATCCAGGGGTGGCGATTGTTACGATTGATCTGATCGCGGTGCCGTATGCCGTCCACCCGGAATGTGAAAACCTTATTCCTGTTGTATCACCAACCAGTCCACTGTTAGCGCTTCCGACACGTGCCTCATAATCGACGATTTGCACCAAGGTGTCTAGTATATCAGCGTTACTATTCCAGTAGCTGATCAGATTCGCCCTGTTCGATGCTCCTGCCACCAGTTTTTCGAGATGTAATCTAGCAGTAGTTCCCATTAGAATCCAGACCCCTGTTTTCTCTGTATTTTCTTCATGATCTTTGTCCCAATTTTTTCAGAGTCGATGAATACATCCACACCCATGCCTTCCACCGCTTTCAGCAGCCGCTCTAGTAGATTTTCGATGGTCGCAGAGTTTTCGCCTGCCATCGATGCCAGCTCGCCCTTCCCGCCCGCCTTCGCTGGAATAACCATATCGGGCGCGCGGATATTCGGTGAGGCTGCATAATCGTCAGCCATCGCCGTGAACAACTGTGTGAACTTGTTTGGCAGGATTAGCTCCGGTCCCGCCTCACCGGCAATCACCCTCTCTGGCCCATCATCGAGAAATGCACCACGGGCGGCGAAGATGGCAGGCAATGTATACGAACTTGACGAATTCCCAGAACTGGCCGCTCCCTGATAGTTCGATATTCCACCCGTCTCATTGTATGTCATCGGATTTATGTAGCTAGTGACCCCCTGCGGATTAGTGTAGATCAGTGGATTCACTAACACGCCCGTACACGAATCGGTGAAACCTTCGAAAAGGCAATCAGTGAATTGTATTGCTCCGCTGCTATTGCCGGACACAACACTGCTACTGCTACTACTCCCACCGTCACTGCTATACGATCCGCCACCACTAATGTTAGCGTTGATGTTCACGTTCACTGATATAGATTTCAGTGCCTCGGAGATCACCGCCACGCCTTCTGTGATCTTGGTCTGGGCATCGCCCATATCTGTCACGAGCTGCGTCCAGATATCTGCCCACGCAGTCTCGAATGCCTGGAGGCTGGACTCGCTATTCAACACCATGCCGTCTATGGCGTCTTTGGTGCTGGTTTTGATGTCAGAAAATGACTGTACGAAGTTTTCCTTGATGCTGCTGACGGATGGCTCTATGCCCGCCCAATAGCCGCCCCAGAAAGCCTTAGCGTCCTCGGAGATGGCGGCATTGGTCGAGATCCATGCATTCCGGATATCGAGCGCTGCCTGCCAACCGTTATCTCTGATGATAGTGATCTCGGTTGAGATCGCGGCATTGATCTGCTTCCAGTACTTGGCGCTCTCGCTCTTGATTATGGCCCAGGTGATACGGAAGAAGCTCTTGAGGTCGTTGATTATGCGCTTGACCTGGGCAGACATGCTCGCCAGGCCGGTGATCCCGAAGGTCGCCGTCATGCCGGACGGCTCGCCGCCCTCTCCGGCTACGGCCCCGGTTGCCGCGCCCTCCGCAAATCCTGGGATGCCATAGGCCCGCATGGCCGCCAGGAGGAGATCCCAACGTTTGGTTTTGGTTGGGATGATGAACTCTGGGTTGGCCGGGCCATCTTCCCCCACCACGGCCATCTGAGGACCCGATGTGACGCCGCCAGAAGCAAAATAGTAGTCACCGTACTTTTTCATGCCGGTGTATTGCCCCAGAGCGCTCGCGGCGCTCCTGATAGCGCTAGCTCCCGCTGACAACGCACTTCCGGCACTACTGCCGCCGTTCAGGAGCGCTGTTCCGGCATTGTAGCTCTTCGTCTGGATGTCAGATGCGCCGAGGCTGAGCTTCGACGCCACGTTCACCGCGGCGGTCTGGATGGCCGATCCCGCATATGTGCCCTTGAGCTGAAAATCACTAGCAGCGGCGTTTATCTTAGCAGCCAGAGCGGCCCCGGCGCTACCTGCGCTAGTCTGGATTGCGGACCCTGCATACTGTATCTTGCTTTGCAGTCCACTGATAGCGGCGGACACCGCACCGGAAAAGCTTGATCCCGCCACCTGGACGCGATCATAGAGTATGCCGCCCGCATCAGTGAACCTCTGCTGAGCGACCTGGCCGATGATGGCTATCTCCTGGCCGGCGCTGTTGAGGCCGATCTTGACGCTGTTGGCAGCTATCTCAGAGCCTATCTTGATCGCGTTGGCTGCCGCCTGCGATCCGCCGATGAGTGTACGGTACAGCTCCTGGGCGGCTGCTTTTTCGGTTGCAGCCGACTCTTTCGCGGCGGTTGTGGTAGTGGCTGCGGCCTCTTCCGCGGCTTCGGTTTCAATCTCCGCTTCCTCGTGGGCGGCTTCGATCTCGACTTCTGCCGATTCCTCGGCTGCGGTCTTGTGCGTCTTCTGATATTCTGCTTGTCCCCGCGTGAACGCCTCGGTGAATTTTTCGATTTCCTCCGGTCGCAACCATTTTCCGGTGTTCTGTTGCGCCTCTCGGACCTTCGCGGAAAATGACTGCAGGTCAGCGCCAGCAAGTCCCACCTGATAGGCCCATTCATCTACGGACACTTTGCCTTCGAGTGTCCGTACGTTGTATTGGTTGCGCGCTGGCTCGTAATCGAACGCTATCCCCGTTGTGCCAGGAATTCCAGTAGAGCCCGGTATCTTGTTTATTTTGTCGGTAATATCCTCGCCCGTGACCGTGGTCACAACGGTTACCGATCTGGTTTCACCGTCTTC